CAAGAATGATAGAAGGTAAGACTACACTCCGGCCTTCTCGAAATTCATTACATTACTATTAATTAATCAAGAACCAACCTCAAATTGAGAGCTTATTGGCTACCGTTATGTACCTCTGCCCTTTTACAAGGATGAGGTGGGACATGGCGTAACCTTCGGGTTCGGCGAAGTAAATTTGATGCTGGAACGAGGATTATTAGAATTATTATAGTGCGAATGTAAACTAGCTATACTATATTAGTTCGAAATATGCCTTCATCGCGGCACGGATTTTTTAGGTTTTGTAATGAAGTTGAGAGTCGTCCGGGTGTGGGATATCCAAGATTAGTAAAGACCCTTCTGGGTAGCTCGTCGGGACATATATCAAACCCCTAACCGCAAAGATAGTGATCCCCACGTAGTTTTGAGACTCTAAGTTTCGACTACGTTTTACCTATAGAAAAGATACAAATAGTACATAAGTCAGATCTAACAGCATGCTAAGGCGTTGCAACTTGATGACGTACAGAGATCTCTCTTTAGGTTCAATGACACAAAAAGCCACTAATCGTTTAAGTTCAAGATTGAATCGAACGAAACCGGAAACATTTTACTTCAGTACCAAGAAGAAACGTGGGCGTACGGAAACACCCTGCCAGCCAAGGCAGTAAATGATGGAACTGGTGATGAAAGTCTCTATAGGATCTACATTCACTGGGAAACTGGGAAGACCGCGAATCTTCACTTTTACTTGAGCACCGAGGGATAACTGTTAAACCAGATACTGTCGTGGTACACTCCAAGAGGACCGCAGTATCGAAAGTTAGGAAAACTTTTTTCAGACAACATAGATATAATCATGGATCATAGAAAAGAGCATAAGAGATTTAATAATAAACGAGCACACCGTGACCGTGTTATTAGGAAACAGTTAGCAACGTACCTCCCTCATGAGGAGAAAGAAATAGAAGAAATACCATTCGAACACGCATTTGCGAAAGCGTTCGAATCTCCTCAAATTGCAGAGACTCAACCTCTGCTATTCAAATCAGTCGACGCCGTTGAGATGATTAAAAAACATCGGATGTTGACTAGGCTAAACCCTGAACATGAAGACATAGAAAAAGATTTACAAAAATTAGAAGATATGTATGTTCAGCAGGGATATTCGAGATACCCTATCTCTCACTACGAAAAAATGTCTTTAGAAGAAAGATCACTATATGTCGGAGTGGGATTGATCGGTATAGCCGGTTATTATCCTCCCCACATTGACCACACAAGATGGTCTTATGAAACAGAGTCAAGAATGTCAAGATTCAATACAGTGTTTCAAGAAAGGTGTGCGAGACCCAAAATGGGTGTGAAAATCAGAAAGAGTTTAGTTCGAATTTACATTAAATTCGGAAAAAATCAAAACTTAGTAGATTATTTTAAAATGATTTCACCTCACTTTGTTATCGTAAAATCTTTAGAAGGACAAGTGTCATTGTCTGAAATGTTTGGAGGATTTAAGAATTTGTTTTCACGTTGTTGGAAACAAACTTCAACCAACTTTACTGCCTTTTTGGAATCAGTTAAGCAGTTCTTTAGAACAGCATACAATTCGATAATTGACAAATTAAAATCCTATATAGGTGGTGAAGTTGCAATGACTTGTATCTGGACGTTGGCATCCATGATACTATTAGGTTTAGGATCATTTTTATTTTACAAATCGATGATGTGGTATCATATAAGAAATTCCGCATACGAAGTGATTCAAACCCGAGAAATGCCAATAGTTATGAAAAAAGCAATGGAACAAGATGTCCAGAATATTAATCCAGAAGATTTTGAAGCGACATCTTTGGAAGCCGAGCATTTGTGCGGAGTCCCCAACCATAGAGCACACGAAGTCAATCGTAGAGCACACGGCCAGGTTGGAGAATCTGTTACACGTACCTTTGCAGAATCTGTAAAGGTGTTCTTTTCTACTTTTTTCAAGTTGGATGCTCCTGATCATGTAGTTCAAGCATCAGTAGCAACAAAAATTGGAACTGTAAATTCTTTATGGGTTCTTTTAGAGCAAATTGTGAAAGCTGTTCCTTCTATTATAGAATCGATTTATACATTCTTTTCAGGTCAACCATTATTTGATTCCACAAAGATTAAAATGGACAATGAAAAGGCCCTTAAAGAATACACTCAACTATGTTCCAATGCTCCGTCTCCCATGCCAGTTGCTATGGCAGAAGCGATATTCAAGGCACACTCTGAATTACATCGAATTGCTGTAGCAAGTAAGCACGACAATGAACTTTTGGCAAGAATTTCTTTTGCGATTAAGTCGTATGAGAAAGTTAAAGATATGGCATCTGCCATAGTACAAGGAAAAACAATGCGAGCGGAACCGTTCGTAATTTATATGACAGGAATGCCGGGAGCGTCAAAGACTTCCCTAATAGAAATTTTTTCACGAATGTTTGCCTCCAAAGTAGAAAATGAGACATTTGATAGTTCAATGTTATTTAATCGTAAGCAAGAAAACGAATTTTGGGACGGATATGTAGGCCAAAAATATGTTTGTATGGATGATGCGTTTCAAAACGCGGACCCAAATACAAGAGCAATTTTAGCAGACGCATTTATTTCTCTAGTTAACAGAGCGCCATATCAGCTTCACATGTCCAAAACTACGGACAAAGCGGATACATATTTCAATTCGAAATACATATTTTTGACGTGTAATAGACCATTCCATTCCCCATTCCCCACTGATTTGGGAATAACAGATCCAAATGCCCTTTATCGAAGGTTCCACTTTCCAATTTATGTGGGACTTCGGCAAGGAGCAGATGTGTACGGCAAATGTACGGCCG